TTCGTGTCCGTCTCTGTAGGTTTGCATGTTCGTGTCCTTTCGATTCGGTCTGCGGCTACTCTCGCCGCTTGATTCTGTTCTAAGTATAGCACAGCCCCGCGCCTTGTCAAGATTTATTTTTGCCTTTTTTTCATTTATTTTTACCCCCACATAACCACAATAAAATCAGCAATCCACAAACACAAAACCCGCCACGCCCACAACAAAAACGCAAAAAAAACACCGCGAAACTGCGCCGATACCGGGGCGAAACTGGATGACTATTGACTCCCCGCCGAATCTGTGATACTATCCCGCACGGCGGGGAGGCCAAAGAACCACAAGGCGAAAACCACATGACCCCAAAACACAACGTCTTTAGGACACCGCCAGAAATCCTTGAGCGCCGCCGAGAATGCGTTGCCCGCCTACGGCTACAGGGTTTTACCGAGCGACAGATTGAAGACGCACTGCCAAACCTAACCCCGCCAGTCGTAAACCCGCAAACCGGGCGCGGGTGGAGTCGAACCGCAATCAGGGCCGACCTTGCCGCCGTCCGTGCGGAGTGGCACGCAAACGCCACCCGCGACATAGCCCAGCATCAGGCCGAACAACTCGCCCTGCTTGGTGAAGTCCAGTCCCAGGCGTGGCGTGAGAAAAACCTGGAACTCGTTTTGAAAACCCACGACCGCATTGCCAAACTGATTGGTTCAAACGCCCCCGACCGCGTACAGGTTGACGCCCATCTATCCGCCGACGTGCTGGCCGAAACCGAGCGCCGCCTTGTCATACTCACCGAGCGCGTCGGCGGCCTTGACGCGCCCGCAAGGGCTGTTCTCGACGCCGTAGCACAAACGCCCGCTCTTGCCGCGCCCGCATACACCGACTCGGACCCGGAACCCGATGCCCGCAACCCTGAATAGCAAGACCCCCGACGCCCTGCTTGCCGCCGTCCGCGTCGCCTATGACTGGCGGCGCTGGGCGCGCCCCGAGCAACTCGAACCCGCCGCAGCCTATGCGATTTGGTGCATCCTCGCCGGACGCGGTTTCGGCAAGTCGCGCACCGGGGCCGAGACCGTGCGGAAATGGATCAACCAAGACAAGGTGCGCCGCGTACATCTTGTCGGGCGCACCTCGCAGGACGCCCGCGACACGATGATTTATGGCGAGTCCGGCATCTTGTCAGTTTGCGCCGGGGACATCGGCAACCAACCGACCTATAACGCCAATCGCCGCTCTGTTTTCTGGCCAAACGGTGCGCAGGCCGTTGTATTCTCGGGCGAGACCCCCGATGCGCTTCGCGGCCCACAGTGCGAACGATGGTGGGCCGATGAACTTGCCGCGTGGAAATATCTTGAGCAGACCTGGGACAACCTGCAATTCGGCGCACGCCTCGGCCAGGTGCGCGGGATAATCACCACGACGCCCCGCCCCGTCAAACTGCTTCGAGAAATCATAGCCGACGCCGACACGATAACCACGCATGGCCGGACGCTCGACAACGCCGCGAACCTATCGCCAAACGCTCTCAAAGCCCTGCTCCGTAAATATGAGGGAACCCGCATAGGCCGCCAGGAGTTGAACGCTGAAATACTGGATGACAACCCCAACGCCCTTTGGCATCGGGCCGACATTGACAAGGCCCGTGTCACAAAAGCCCCGGACCTGTCCCGCGTTGTCGTGGCCGTTGACCCCTCGGCAACCTCGACGGGCAACGAGGCCGGGATTGTCGTTGTTGGGCAAGGCGGGCCGCTCCGGGAATGGTATGTTCTGGATGACCGCTCGCTACAGGCCAGCCCCGACCGCTGGGCACAAGAGGCCGTCGCGGCCTATAACCGGCACAAAGCAAACCTTATCGTTTACGAGACGAACCAGGGCGGCGAAATGGTGCGGCACGTCCTACTTGCCAAAGAGCCAGGCGTTCCGCTTGCCGCCGTCCACGCAAGCCGTGGCAAGGCGCTACGGGCCGAACCCGTGGCGGCGCTTTACGAACAAGGCCGTGTGCATCATGTCGGCGCGTTTGCCGAGTTGGAAGACCAGATGTGCGAATGGGAGCCGGGAGAAACCAGTCCAGATCGCCTTGACGCCCTTGTTTGGGGCGTGTCATATCTTTCGCAGTCAAGCAGTTTTGCCATTGGATAACATGCGCGAGGTGTCGCACTTTGCACTTGACAACCCGAGCCGGTTTATGGTATTGCGCAAGTGGGAACCAGATCGGGCCGCGATTTCTACCTTTGCGCGAAGGCGAAACCATGCCCCGATCCGGCCTTGTGCCGACTCCCGAGTTTGCCGAATCCCTCGCATCTATCCAGACGCGCAAGCCTGCGCGGCTTTTCCATATTCTGACCACTTTGTTTTCCAGGCGCGGCGTCAAACCCCGCGCCGGAAGCCATGCGCGGCGGGGCCAAGCACCGAGCGCCGCCGGAGGGAAAGACCTTGCCTAACCCTTTTGTGTCTTTGATTCGGCGTCTTGTCTCCCCCGCCTCTGCCCCCCGCCCCGCCGCGCTTGGAAAGTCGAAACAACCGGGATGGGAAGAACTCGCCAACTGGCGTCCGATATATGGCGGCCAAGAAACCCGCTGGCGAGAGTTTGACGAGGTTTTCGGCCAATGCACCGCCGCCATAGCCGAGGGCGCTTATGCCCTGCATCCTGTAGTCTCGGCCTGTGTGGACCTGATAGGCGAAAGCGCGGCAGAACCCGCCCTTGAGGTCGGCTGGTATGACCCCGACGGCGAATGGCAGACGGCGCGGATGCCGGAACTCATGGACGTTTTCGAGCATCCGAGCGGCCACACAAGCGGCAACGGGCTTGTGCGCCACATGGCCGCAGCCCGGCAACTAACCGGTTATGCCTATATCCTAAAAATCCGCAACCGCTCCGGGTCCCGGATTGCCAATCTGTGGCCGATCCCAACGTCATGGGTTACACCCGTCAAGGAGGGCGCGGCGGCTGGCCAACCGTGGGGCGGCTTTCGCGTACGCGGACAAGAAGCAATTGTGCCTTACGAGGATATGATTGTCCTGCGGCGCTACTCCCCCGGCAACCCGATTGCGGGGACCGGATGTTTTGAGGCGGCCTATCGCGCCGCCGTGCTGGACATAGAGCGCGAACAGTATCAGGCCGAAATGGTATCGAATCTGAAAGTTCCCGGCGTTGCAGTCATCACAGAGCAACCCCTGACTGCCGAGGAAAAGACGCTTGCCCGCCAGGAGTTTTCGGCCCGCTTCGGCAGGGGACACCGGGGCGACATCGCTTTCATTTCAGGCTCGGGGCGCATCGAAGCCTTGAACCCGCTTGGCGATTTGGACTGGCCGGGCCTGACCGCACTTTCCGAGACGCGCATCTGTACCGCGTTTGGCGTATCCCCCCTTGTCGTGCACACCCGCGCCGGGCTGGAACGCAGCACCTACAACAACTATGAGACCGCCTTGCGGGCCTTCTACCAAACAACCATGCGCCGCCTGTGGGAATCTATGGCCGATGAATTGACGCTGTCGTTCCAGTCCGAGCGCAACTTTGACTCGCGTCTGCAATTCCGCTTCCGATACGATGAACACCCGCAATTCCAGAGCGACCTTGCAAAAGAGTCCATGCGTTTGGTGTCGGAATACACAGCAGGGTTAATTCCGCGGAGATTTGCGCAAATACAACTTGGTTATGACCCGGATGAAATTGTGCAAATCGAGCGCGAGGAGATAGCCTCTATCGTTCGCCCGCCAGACGCCCCTAAGCCACCCGTCGAGGACGCGCCGACTGAGCGCGAAACGGAGGGCAGCGAATAACCATGCCTTTGCGCCGCTCCAACTTTCGCCGCCTTTCCGTTGTGGCCGAATCCCGCGTTCCGCAGGTTAGTCGCGCCATTGTGCGCGTCTTGCGGGCGCACGTTCGCGCCGTAGCCGATGACGTGGCGGCGGGCGCGGACTTCCAGCAGGTTATTGATTCGCTACACACCCCGATAAGCCGCCAACTGGCCGACGCCAAAGAGCCGCTTGCGCTGGCCGGGGCCGTCGAGGGGTTCGCCCTTGCCGGGGCCGCAATGGGCAAGAGCGCCGCGCTCGCCGCCGCCGCCGAAAAGATACGCTCGAAAGCCCTAGACGTGGACATGACCGGCGCGGATGAACTCGTTGCAAACTACCTTCGCCCGCACGTAGGGAAATGGATAGCCGAGACAAGCGAGATTGAAACGCGTACGACCGCCGCACGCCTGGGGCGCATTTACCGTCGCGCCCAAATCGGATACCAGACCCCGGACGGAGAAATCCGGGGCTTGACGCCCCGCGAAATCGGAACACTCATCATGCACGACGGGCTTGCAGAAATGCCGGTTCGCGCCGATATGCTGGCCCGCACCATGACAATATGGGCATACGGAGAAGGCGCTGTCGGGGTTTATGAGCAAGAGGGCGTCCAGTATGGCGAATGGATGGCGACGCTGGACGAAGTCACCGGCGAATGGGACCAGGCCATGCACGGCAAGATCGTTGCTTTGCGTGAAAACTTCGCCCGCGCCGGGGAAACCTTTGTCGAGTCAAGCGGCTCGATTGCGACCTCCAAGTTTGACGTAACGCACCCGCCCTTGCACCCCAACTGCCGCTGTACGATTCTTCCCGTTCTGGAGGGCTTGTAACATGAAACTCACAACGCAATCTGTTCTTTGCAAGCAAAACCCCGAGCCGCGCCTTGTCGTTTCAAAGGCCGACGGCGAGGGCGCTCAGGACGATGCAGGCTTTGTCGAAGGGTACCTTGCCGTCTATAGTAACGTAGATAGCGACAGCGATATTATCATGCCGGGCGCTTTCGCCAAGAGCATCCGCGAAGTCGTTGCGGCTGGCAAAGTCCCGCTTATGGCCCAGCACTTCGCAATGGGCGGCGGGGCGCGAGACGTTGTCGGAACTATCACGCAGGCGAGGGAAGACGCCTTTGGCCTTTGGATTCACGCCGAGTTTTCTCCCGACGCAGACGCCCAGACTATTCGCCAGCGCGTGGCGGCGGGCCATATCAAAGGGCTTTCCGTGGGATTTCGCCCGATCCGCTGGAAACAGGTAGAGCGCGAAAACGGGCGCATCGGCTTTGATTTTGAGGAACTTGCACTCATGGAGGGAACGCTCACTGCGTTTCCTGCAAACGAGTTGGCAGGCATAACCGCCGCGAAAAGCGCGGCAACAACGCAAGACGGCACGACGGAACCCACCGCCGCGCCAGAAATCACAGAGGGCAAGAGCGCCGGGGGCATGGCCCCCACGCCCGCAACCGATGCCGATTTCTACGCAGTCGAGACCATGTGCCGAGCAAATGCAATTTATCTCATGCTGGAAAGGAACTGAAAAAGATGAAAACTGAACTAGAAAAACTAATTGCGCAGATGGAGGCTTGCAACGGGGAAATCGCCGGGGCGGTCGCCAAGTCGAAAGGCGCAAAAACGGAAGAGGAAAAGGGCCAGTGGACCGCCGTTATGAAGGCGAAAACCGCGCAGTTTGCGGAACTCAAGGCCGACTACGAAAGCCTCAAGGCCCGCGTCGAAGCCGAGAAGGTTGTCGCAGAGGCCAAGAGCCTGAGCCTGCCCGACTTTGAGGGGCGCGACGCGAACCCCGGCACTGTCAAGCAGTCCATGCGCCAGACTACCGCAAGCCCCGGCCCGCTCGGAACCGAGCGCGTGCGGCTTGAAGCCTTCGCCAAGTATATGACCAACGGCGGATTCAGGCGGCTTTCCGACAACGAGGCAAACCTGATTATCTCTAAGAGCCGCTCGGGTGATCAGGAAGATGCTGTTGCCCTGCCCGCGTGCATCGCAAAGGCCATAACCGCCGCTACGCCCGCCGAAGCCGCCCGCGTTTTCAAGTCCTACATGGACGCGATTTTCGGCAAGGACTCGAACCCGCTGCTCTCCACCGACTCCACCGGCGGCGCGACCGATTCCGGCGTGGCGAACCTTCGCCCTGCGACCCTGTATATCCCCGAAGTGTTTCAGGAGCCCGTGTTCATGCCGTCCATCGTGGACCGCGTGCGCCGCGTTCCTGCGGGGGCCGGGCACTACACCTATCCAAAACTTGACCAGACGCAGGGCAAGTTTGGCGGCGTAGCGTTCACCTGGAAGGCCAGCGAAGGACTTGACAAGGGCGAAACAACGCCCACCTTCGGCTCGATCACCGGCACGACCACGGAGCTTTCCGGCTGGACGGATATTTCCCTCATCGCCCTGCGGCGCTCCGTCGTGGACCTTGCCGCTTTCCTCGTGGTTCTGTTCCGCAACGCAGCGAACTACGAACTGTCAAGCAAGATCATCCACGGCTCGGGCACGAACCAGCCTCGCGGCATCCTGAACGGCGTCGGGCTTGTCACCGTCCCGCGCCAGGCCGCTGGCAACGTCTCGTATGCCGACCTTGTGAACCTGGAGTTCGGCCTGAAGAAGGGCTTCCGCAACGGTGCGCTGTACCTCGTCGAGGATAGCGCAGAGAAGCACCTCAAGGCGCAGATGAATGTGCCCGAGGATAAGCCGATCTTTGCTATGTCGGCCAACGTCGGCATGGGCACAACCCTTGCGGGCTATCCCTACGATGTACACGATTTCACCGACGCGGCTGGCAACGCCCTTGTTTCGCTTGGCGACAAAGGCGACGTGATCTTTGGCAACCTGCAAAACTACTGGCTCGGCATCGAAGACGATATTGCCATCGCATCGAGCGAAGGGCCGGAGTTCAAGAAGGGGCTTGTCACCTACCGCCTGATGATGCTTGCGGGTGGTCAGCCCGCCGTTGGCTCGGCCTTTGCCGCTCTGACCGCGCAGGGTGCGTAACCCAGAAACCGATGCGCGGGCCTGTGGCGCATAGCCCTTGCCCGCGCAACCTAAGCAGGAAAGAAAAAGCGAAGTTCACAACTCGAATCTCGAAAGGGGAAACGTAAAATGAAAACGAAACTTGGAATCGCAGTCACCGCTCTGGCGCTGATTGCCATGTGTGGCGGCGCTTTCGCGTATGAAGTGACCACTGGAACGGCGACCGTTGGACAGGCCGAGCGCTACGGCAACGGAGTAACAACCGTGGCATGGACGAGCAACGCGTCCGGCGGCGTTGTCGTGACCGGAATCAACCTGTTCGGCACAATAACGAAAATCGTGACCGATCCCGGCGCGACCGCACCTTCGGACAACTATGACATTGCACTGACCGACGAGAACGGCTCAGACGTTCTGCTGGGTACCGGCAACAACCGCGACAAGACCAACACGGAATCCGTGGTTTTCGGCCTTGCCACGTCGGGCGTTTTCTCCACGACAACGCTGTATCAGGACGTCAACACGAACGAGCGCTTTGTGCCGTGGCCGGTCTATGTCTATGGCTCGCACACGCTGACCATTAGCTCAGCGGGCGACACCAAGAAGGGCACGATTCGCATTTACACGAAGCGCTAAGCGCACAGGCGCACCGGAGCGGGCCGACGCGCTGGCGCGGCCTGCTCCAAACATCCAGCCGGGCGGGGGGAAACACGGCCCGATCCCGCCCCTCGCCCGGC